TCTTGCGGAAAAATTCTGCCGAATTTGCCGGGGAGGCGATAATCGACACCATATCCCCGTTTTTAATCACAAATTTACCATCCGGGATCGCCACCTCATCGCCGCGCTCAACACCGCCGATCAGGACATCGCAGCGGAATTGGCTGTCAATATCCATGACCGAAAGCCCGTCCAGCTTAAACTCCGGTTTTACCTTAAATTTCAGAAGCTCTACCTTTCCCTTGGCAAATGGATCGATCTTGATCGCTGACGGGAAGCGCAGAATTCTCGAAATCTCCGTCGCCGCCGCATATTCCGGGTTGATAATCATGGAAATTCCCAGCTGCTGCTTGATAAAGGTAAGCTCATTGCTGTAAATCGGATTCCGCACACGCGCAATCGTGTGGCAATGCCCCACTTTTCTCGCAATCAGGCAGCAGAGAAGGTTCATCTCATCCGACCCTGTCACGGCAATCAGCATGTCCGCCGTCTGCACACCTGCCTCGATCTGCATGGAAATGCTGGCACCATTTCCCACCAGCTTGATCGCATCGATATCATCTGACACCCGCTGCATCCGCTCCGCAGACGTATCGATCATCACCACATTGTAATCCTCCCGGACAAGCTGCTCCGCCAGCGTCGTACCAACCTTGCCGCATCCGATAATGATTATATCCATAGTTTCCTCCGTTATTTTCTGTTTATCCGCCATATCGATACAGAAAATCTCTATTTTATATACAAAATAAAAAATGTGCCTTAACACTTTCCTATGACGGAAAAAGGGTGCCTGAAAACCGCGCCCTAATCCATACGGAATTATTATAACACCTTCTGCGAGTTTTTGAAATATAAATTGTGTTAAGAGGGCATTTTGTGGGTGTTTTGAATATATTTGTCTCTTTCGGTCCCAAAAGTGCCTACCCGTGTACAGTAACTTTCCTCCCTTTTGGGCAAGATAAATTCCTTGACTTTTTCAGAAAAAACAGTATACTTAATATATATTTGCAGATATGGTTCATCGGTAGAACGCTAGCTTCCCAAGCTGGAAAGGCGGGTTCGATTCCCGTTATCTGCTTTTTTTGATGGATGCGGAAACCCTTGTAAATGCTGGATTTTTCCTTTATTTACAAGGGTTTTTGGTGTTTTTCATCATATTTTATCGTATATGTCCGTCCTCTGCTATCCGATCTGCGGTAATCATCCAGCCATCCGAATCAAACGCATACGCCTGTCCGTCAATCTGGCAGACTGCATCGTGCCGGTAGGTGTACCCACTCAGCAGATACCACCAGCGCCCGTCCTGGCACACCCAGCCAGTAAGATACTTGCCAGACACCCAGCCGTCCGCAGTCTGGATCCACGGATCGCCGTCGGCAAAGCATTTATTAATTGGCTGCACACGCTGATCCTTGGTGTAACGCTTGCCTGTGTCTGTACCGTTTGGAGTTGTTCGTATGATAAGTGAGGACGCAGTGACTCTCAACCCGCGTATGCCGCTCTTAATTTCTTTAAGATCGGTGATCACCGTTTTTGACTGTTCTGGTACCGTGCTGTTCTCCGGCGCCCAGGTCTTTTTGAACGCCTCAAATGTCCCATATTTCTGTTTCAAAATCCCAGTACCGCTGCCCCAATCCGGCAAATATACGTGTGGCTTGTCTACGATGCTTTTCCAATCGCCGCCCCATCCAAGCCCCAGATTTTTGGCAAGCTCTCCGACTTTCTTAAAATAATCTCCAGACTCATTATAGGCGCCTTTTCCATCTGCCCGGTAGAAATCCGCTGCAATGCCCCATTGGTGCTGGCTGCTATAGCTGCTGCCCCTAGCATTCGTGACAATACTGCCCGGCTGAGTCCGCCCCTGTGCATACAAAGCATCCTGTTCGGCGACGCTCCGGAAAGATTCCCCGATTTTAATCGGAAAACCTGCACCGACACACTTATCAACGAGCTGCGCAGTCAGCGCCTGGAGACGCGGATGACATAATGTGATATCTCTCATAGATTTGTCCTCTTTTCTTTATGATATGAAAAATATGACATTTTGTTTTCCGGGGTATCTTGCAAAGAATTTTCGCATATGCTATAATGCCGATAGGCTAAGAGATAGTAGTTGTCCATCACAGGCAACGACAAAACCCCCAAGGATCGCGACTCCTTGGGGGTTTTTATTCCTACTATCGGCTTTCGTCGATTTTCCCCTATTGTTGCGATGCCGCAACGGCAGCCATGCCCCGAACTGCCGCGGGAGATAGTCGGATCACCTCCTTCTACTCTTCTTTTCCTGACTGCTTAAAAATCTGGTTTACATACGTAGACAATCCCGCCACAAGGACGCCCTGTGTAAGTGCCGTGAAAACTGCCAGCGCGATATCCTGACCACTGCCGCAGGCACAGGTGGCAAACACATAGATGGCACAAATCGCAACGCCAATCAGCCCATTAATGAGTGGGATGTATTTGTCTTTCACCGTCTCGCTCTGCTTCAGCCACATCCCAATAAAGTACAGCACTACTGCTACTACAAGTAATTCCGGCTTTACATAATCTTTAATCTGCATGCCTTATCCCTCCATCTGCTTTTCCAAATCTGCGATCCGATGGTTTGCCACCCGGATCTGTTCCTGCATCACTGCCTCGGTCTCCTCTAATTTATATGTACGCTCAATTACTGTATGAAAGCAATTATGAATGATGAAGTCATGAAACGACTGATTGATACGCTGATGGAGTTGCAGAAGAAAGAAAGCACCGATCTGCCTCTTTTGAAAAAGCAGCTTGCAGAAACGGAAAAAGGTATTAACAATATGCTCAACGCCATTCAAACAGGGATTTTTACTCCGTCCACCAAGCAAAGACTGGACGAGTTGGAGAAAACCAAAAGCCAGCTTGAAGTCAGCATTTTGCAGGAGGAAATGCACAAGCTAATCCTTACTTTCAACTATAAGGACGGTTCTAAGACCATCACACTGGCGGAGGTTGAGGGTTCGGATTTATCCGTACTCGGTGCTGGTTTGAAAACCTCCGTAAAGAATGAATTTGACATTGTTTACGGAGGTTTTTGTTTTATCCCTTCGCTTTCACTTTATCAAACTCTGGGTTAAACGTATAGAAATTACGACTGCTCAGGTGATCCTGTACATTTCTTAAAGCTTCACCAAACCGCTGAAAATGTACAATCTCCCGCTCGCGCAGAAAACGGATCGGATCGCATACTTCCGGATCTTTGACCACGCGGAGAATATTGTCGTAGGTTGTGCGGGCTTTCTGCTCTGCTGCCATATCCTCATATAAATCCGTGATCGCATCGCCCTTCGACTGGAACTCGCACGCATTGAACGGGATTCCGCCTGCTGCCTGCGGCCAGATTGCCGTGGTGTGGTCGATATAGTATGGTCCGAACCCGGATGACTCGATCTGTGCCGGAGTAAGGTTGCGCGTGAGCTGCTGGACAATGGCGGCAATCATCTCCATATGGGCGAGTTCCTCGGTTCCGATGTCGGTCAGAAGTCCTTTCTGCATCTTATAAGGCATCGTATACCGCTGGGACAGGTAGCGCATAGAGGCTCCGATTTCGCCGTCAGGACCGCCGTAGCGCAGTAACCTATGATATTATTTTTTCTTCGCGTTCTTTCTCCATCTGGCAAAATCTTCGCTTGAGAAAATTCTGCTCCCGCCTACCCTGAGACGTTCCAGCTCAATCTCGATCTTCGCCCGTTCATCTGCTCCGGCGGCGATGTACCGCTTTTTGTATTTGCTACTAAACGAACTCTTTACCGAGGAAATCGCCTCCTTTTTCGTTTTCCCGTCTGCCACTTTTGATTCTACCACCTTATCGAGGATCTTGTTCGCCTTATCATATTCACCCGCGTTCAGGGCGTCATTTGCGTCTGATGCCTCATAAAGCGGCGTTTCTTTTTTCTCCTCCTTTTCTTCTGGCTCCGAGGCATCCTTTTCTGTACTCTCTTCCTCCTCTCCTGCATCTTTATTTTTCTTATTAATGACCATATCAACCGCTTTTACAATCAGTTCCTTGTCGATTCCTCTGTCCGCTACTTCCTCTACCTTTTCTTCGTATGTTTCAAGATCCCAGTTCATCATCGCCTCGGCCGCTTCCTGAATTACTGGATCGTTTTTCAGCCCTCGTTTGACACCGGAATTTACTGTCTTATCACTCTGTCCCGCTTCAATCAAATCAGACAGGATTCTGTCTCCCAGTTCTTTTTTACCTTCGCGGTATGCTTTCAGTGCCTTTTTAGCGTACATCGTTACATTATCTGCACTGGATATGTCATAGATCCTCTTGGTTTTCCAGTAATCTCCCGCATTTGCACCCGCGATATCTAAAGCGGTGTCAACTACGCTGCCTGTATCACGGAGAAGATTGGCGATCGGAATACCCGTCATTCTCGCAAGCGGACTTATCCATTTATACATGATTCCGGTTGTTGTGTATTTACTATCGCCTTCCACGAATTTTTTCATTTCATTGCAGGCATAGACAAGATACTGGAGTCCCTGCATATCCATACGCGCCGCGGAATTTCCACCAAACATCGATACGACATCTTTTGCTATCGGAATGAGATTCACGACGTTGAGGTTATCCGCGATATTCCCGCCCAGCGCAGACAGATATTTCTCTATGATACCTTTATCGTCATCATTATCACGGACCACATCCATGATCGACGCTGCCAGCGCCGTGATCGCACCTGTGACCGCGTATGCTGCTGCCACTCTGGCGAACTTTGTTTTCTCTGCCTTTCCAGCTTTCCCGTTGATTTCCTTTGAATCCGCAACGTCCATCGCTGCCCGGTAAAGCATGTTATAACTCTTGATAGGCTCTGACATGAATGCCGTATAGAATTTCGTCCACTGCTCACGCATCGCCCAACTTCTGTGAAAAACACTGTCTACTACCTGGGTTTTATCAATAATCTCCGAAAATCGCGCTCCGCTTTTCTGCAGAAATTCTTCTGATCCGACTGCCAGTTCCGGATGTAGTGCCGCTGTCTCTGCTTTGGTTGCCATCCAGAGACGTTTCCATGCCAATTCATCGCCCTTTCCTGCCAAATCCATTGATTTATTTATCATCTTTTCCCTGGTCGTGTCTGCGCCGATGAGCATGCTTTTCATGCTCCGGCCGGTATTAATATCGAAAAATCCTTGGTCTTTCCACCAGGCGATCGGAGAATATTTTTGCACCTGCGTCCATTCTTCCTTCGAAACCACCAGCTTCAATCCCTGTGCCAGATATTTCGGATCAATCTCCGCAGCTGCTCTGAAATATGCCGTTGGCTGCTGAATTGCCGTTCTCAGGTTCCATCCGACTGCCGCCGACTTTGCATTTCTCAGTAAATTAGAGGTCAATTCCCGTTCGCCGCTGCCGACACCGTTCAGATCTTTCAAGAACGCATCTACCCAGGCGCCCATTTCCTTGCCGTAAACACGTTCCATCTGCTCCCGGAGATTCCCCTTTTCAACATCATTGAAATTATAATACTTTTGAAAATCTGACAACGGCACCACAAAGGAATGATAGCTTCCCATCTGATCCGCCTGTCGGGTATATACATCAAAGATATCCTCGATAATCAAACCGTTCTTGGCGTGTTTGGTCGTATTCTTGGTAATTCCGAGATTCTTCAATGTCTGGATATCACGGCTGACATCTGCATTCGTTTTGGCTATCTCATTCTTATCAACCACAATCGGAAAATAATTCGGAGCATTAAACTTTTTATAGCCGTATAAGGTCATGCTGACCTCATTGCCCCAGGCTGCCGTCTGATCTGTGAAGAAACTTACCACCCCGTCCGCAAGCGCCTTCTGTTTGGGTGTGAGAGTGTCTGTGATGGCTTTTACATCACTCGGAGTGACCGCTACCGGCACATTTGCCTCCACAACTTTAAAAAGTTTCTTACCTTTTACCGTGACCTCCCTCTCAATTCCCTGTGTGCGGATTCCCCGCAGCTGATTATACAGATGTTCCCTAGCTTGCGGACGTTTATTTAATTCATAAAGGCTCATGACCTGCGCCGGGGTCAGAGAGATTTCTCCGCCGGATACCTGGAAGGTCTGGCGTTTTGCTTTATTGCCGGTCCATTCCTGGATTTCCTTTCCGCCAATTTCCAATTTCTTTTTCAGTTTTTCCATGTATTCCTGCGCCAGGCGTGTGTCCCTCATTTTAGTATCAAAGCCATCGCGGAGCCCCTGATAAACAGTCGTGGCTGCTTTTCCAAGACGATCGAACGCCGTGAAACTGTCCAGCATATGCACCTGCAGGAATTTATCCGCCGCGCTCAACGCTTTAATGGTTTTCTTATTCTTCCGCCCCTGCCACTCTCTCAGTGTGCTTTCTGCTGCCTCGGACGCCTTTTCGTAACGTTTATTCGTATACATCTTATTGGCATCTTCAATACTGTGTTTCATTGCAGACACAGTCTCTCTCAATGTCCGAAGTTCTCTCGGCGTAAAGTCTTCAATCTTCTTTCCCTCTGCCATGCTCTGGAGCTCGTCCAGTTTAGTCACAAGATCCGGATCGACCTCAACATATATATCGCTCGTTTCTCCTTTCAGGACACCATTGTTTTTCAGAATGGTATCGTACACCTTCTTTGCCTCATTCCATTCTCTGGTGCGCTGTGTTTCGTTTCCATCCGCATTTAAACGAGAGGAACTGTAGTCAACACAAGACAGGAATTTAGCAACGGCCGTTCTCATGCTTTCCGGAACATGATCGCGATCCGTCGGAGACAGCAGCCACTTCTGCATTTTCGTGACGTCACGAATGATCTGTTTCTTATCCTGACGCCCCTGTTCGCGCTCCCTCACGTTCCCGCGATATTCTCTCAGCTTCTGTTCGTATTCTTTTCTCTTAGCGATATATTCCTGCTCCGTTCGATTCGCCTTCGCAAAAATCTTATCTGCTAATGTCGGAGGTATGTTTCTGATATTTGCTTTATTATCCAGAATCTCCTGTCCAAGAAAAACGGACAATTCATTCATATCTGCCTTGAACGGATTCTCTACCTTTGGCTGATAATCATCCAGAACATCTGCAATTTGCAGAAGCTGGTCAGTCGGATTTACAATATCAAGAGGAAAGAGTTCCGGATGCATTCCAGCTAACTCATTATAAGCCACATCCACGCTCACACCGTTGTTACGGAAATTTAGTTTTCCGAAATATCTCTTACGGAAATTATTATAACCTCCCTCTGAATCTAAGTTTCTTCGGACTTCTTCCGGAACATAAATCGGCGTGCCCTTGATATCTTGCAGGATGTTTTTATAAACCTTTACCTGCTCCTGATCCGTCTGCTGTGATTTTTCCAGAATCGCACGGCCTATCTGCGTCGCTACGTTTGCCAACTCCTGGGCGTCCATACGTTCCGCTTTCTGGATATACTCATAAAACCGGCTCAGGTTGCTTTCAAGTTTTTCCTGTGAGTAGGTTGAATTGTATTCACTCAACAATTTCTTGGCATACTTGCGGATATCTTCCTTTCTCGGAGTGTAGTCTTTCGTGAGAACAAGCTGATTTTTCAGTTCCTCGTTAATCTTCCATAATTCACTATTCTCCCGGACCACTTCATCATAATCAATATCCATATCAGAATCATCAATCTGGAAACGGACATCCTTCAATTCACTAATCGCTTTCTTTCTGGCCTCCGGAAGATTGGGATCATAAAGAATCGTATTGACCCCTTCCCGTTTTAAACGAGCCTTTAGGTTGTCGCTGGAATCTGTCGGCAGAACAACAGCAGCTATCTCGTCCAACGTCACTCCTCGCATTGGCTTGGCTTCGAAGTATTTTACAGGGATTCCTGCCAGCTCCCGGCGCAGCTCCATGATATCTGACATTGTAGCATCTGAAATATCATAGTAAGTTCTTAATTTAGAGCGAATACCTCTTTCAGTTTTTCTGCTTCCAAACGCCTCTACAAGATTCGTAAGCACATTATCTCTGGCTGAAAATTCATTTTCTCCTTTTGCCAGGGCATTTGTTATTTTAGATATCAGCTCTTCCGATCTTCGGAATGTCTGTTGAATTTCTTCCTCCGAAAGGTTCTTGATTCGATTGCTATCCTTCTTCATAGCATCGATGCTCGTATATTCCTGTGAAACAGCCGCGCGGAGCTCACCGAGTCCACCCGTAAGCCCCATGAATCCACCTTCTGCATTTTTAGTTCCTGCTTCCTTCATTGTTTCTGTGATGTTATTCAATGTATATGGACGATGTGTTTCCAAAAAACTCTTCCGGCTACCATCTGATTTATAATTATCCGTATTTTTTCGAATGAACTTATCGCCCAGAAGAGGCGACAGCATCTTTTCTACATAAGAATCAAATTCCCCCGAATGTTCCCCTACTGTTCTCGCTACGCTTTCTTCATAGCTTTCCTTTTCGATCTCCGGTTCCGCTTTTCCTCTGGCTACCAGCTGATCCTTTTCAAATTCTGTTTTCTTCTTCGCATACTCCTCCGGATCTGCTTTCCATTTATCCAACCACTGATTTACTTTTTCTTTTCTTTTGGCGGCTACGCTTTTTAATTTCGTATCACTTACCGCATCAAGATACTGTTCACGGTAATCTGCATCGTTTAACACTTTATCGAAGGTTACGTCTTCCCGTTTCAAAAACGTTTTTACTGCTGGCGTTTCATGACGGCTCACTGACATTCTCGGCGGCATTTCTTTGGATTTAGTTTCCAGTTTTATGTTTTGGTCTTTTATAAATGCTTCTTTGACCTGGTACATATTTTTAAGCCCCCGAATCATAGCTTCAGATGAGCCATTGTCTGATAAATTCGCCGCCAAAAAGCTTTCGGACGTTCCCAATTTATCAGCAAGACTTTTAACTGCCTTTTCATTCAGCTGATATTCCACCTGCGGGAATCGTGGTGTATATGCGTCTGCGCCGAACACATGGTTATCTTTGTTTATTTTAGGATCTAAGGTATCTTTTCTAAACACAACTGATATATTCCCGTATCCATCATGTCCCACATTCGTTTTAGTGACTGCAATACTGGGAGCCGGAAAACCTCCGAGATTTAAGTCTTCCAGAAGTTTTTCTTCTGACAGGTTATGGATAGCAACTAGCTCCTTATTATCCGTTTCCTCTAGCTCTCTATCCCCAATTTGATATTTGGTTTCTCCATCAAAGGCATTCGTCTCGCCCGACTTATAATTCTCACTCGCCTGATTCAGTGCATCCATCCAACGTTTTCGAGCCTCTTCAAACATTTCCTTCTGCTCTGCCAGCATCTCCGCAGCCTTGCCGGTATGTTCATTTTTGATGAGGCTTTTGATTGCGTCCAGCATATCGCTCAGGAAATCTACAATCTTTTGCGCTACGGTTTTATCTTTACCTGCAATTTTCCGGATAAATTCCTCGTCATTCCAGAATTTTCCCGTAGCATCCGCAGTGATCTCCTCCATGATCTCGTCCCTGGAAAGTTTCTGACCGTGTTTTTCATAAGCTCTTTCATAACTTTCCGTCAGTTGTTCCAATGTCTGGTTTTCCGCTGACAAATACGCGTGTATAACTGCATCCCTATAAAAGATATAGTGTTCTGGTGCGTTGTCTTTAATGAAATGAGTTAATTCGTGGCTGTTTGTTCGAAGAAAGTTTTCTGAGTTGGCGGAGATCCGGATCGTGCCTTTCTTTCCTTCGTATTCACCCACTGCTCCGGATTCCAAGGAATCCTCCAGGATAAATTTAAGCCCTGTACGCTTTCCGAGACTTTCTGCAAGGTTCTGCTGCGCCTGTGTCGCGTTCTGGGACAGATTTTCCAGTCCGCCCTGGTGCGCCGGCCCCTGCTGCCGCCGTCTTGACATGCGATCCAGCTCCAGTTTTCTGTCCTGTGCTCCTGCTTTGTATGCCGCAAGCTGCTGATCTCCTGTCAGATATAGGGATAAGGCTGATTTTTCCGCCACTCCGATATCGGACGCATAGCGCCCAGAATCATAATACCGGTTAAATGCACGGCGATACTGAGATACCGGAACCTCCGGATCGTAAGATTCGACTGCTGCCGTTCTTCCATTTTCTCCAAGGTCTGAGAAGATATCATTCAAATCTTCTCTATGGCTTTCGATGTATTCCTTTCTCCGGGTTTCATCTGTCATATTCCCTGCATATTCTCTGGCATAACTTTCCTGTACAGAATCCGGATGGGCGCGTTCTGCTGTTTTCTCGCTCTGCTGATTTTCTGCCTGCCGATTTGTTTCCGCTTGCAGGCTTGTTTCTGTTTGCTGACTTGTTTCTTCCTGCCGGCTGGCTTCAACCTGTGTGTTCATCTGCTCTGGAACGTTGCTGATGGAATTTTTCACATTTTCAGAGGTGTTATCAACGTTTTCGTTGATACCAGTAACGTTTTTATTGATATTAGAAACATTTTCGCTTGCATTTGGACCACTTTCCGAAGCAGCTGACATATTTTCATCCGAAACAGTCGCCGGAATATCAGAGAGGGCTGTACTTCCCGCTCCTGCGTTATTCTGTGTATTTTGAACCATGTTCGAAACACCCTCAGAAGCCACCGGCGCACGCTGCTCTTTGGCCTGCTGCTGTGCCGTCTGTTCCTCCGGTGTGATCGCTCTCTGTTCCGCATATTCCTGCGCCATTGTTCCGCGCTGTAAGAGGGTTCCAAGTGCCTGCGCCCCGGCACCCATGATTGCGCCCGAGGTTGCGCCGCCAAGAGCTGCCATGCCGACATTCTGGACGATTTCCTCATAGACACGTGCCTGTGCTTCTTTTTTGCTCATTCCCTGGCTCATGTAGTAGTTCATCGCTGTGTCATAGTTTGATTTATTTCCCATGATCATCTTGTCGGTAATGGTATTTATGATTTCCGTCGCGCCCTCTTCAGAACCTTCCGCAATTGCCTGCTTCGCCAGGTTCTTAATAACTGCCTTTGCACCTTTTCCCGGTGCTTCTTTCATTATCTTTAATTTTCCAAGACCGAAGTTTTCTCCGACGCCTTCCGCGCCTGATCGCCGGTTGCTCCCCTGTTTGCTGCATCCACATACGCATCGGTCGCCGCACTTCCGCCAGCCATCACAACATTCAGCGCGCCCAGCGGCATACGGGAAGCGGACTGTGCCATCGACAAGCCTGTATCGATAGCGAAATCTCTTACCGGCGTTCCGCCGATCGCCTGCTTGATTCCCTCGTTGGAAGCATTCATGATCGCATTTCCAGAAAATGCCGGATTATTTAAATCAACCGGAGTATTCCGTTTCTTATATTCCTCCAGGATCGACTTATATTCATCGGTTGAATCTGCATTCATCAGATCCTTGATTTCTTTCGTCTTGTCAATTCCTGTTTTGGTAGCTGCGTAGACATATCCCTTCGGGCTTTCCATTGCTCCATAGACGTTATAGCCGACACCAGCAAGAACATTTCTCCGTGACACATCTCTAACCGTCTTCGTTTCATCGTGTCTCAGTCTGGCGCCCAGCGTGTCCTCGATGCCTTTCTCAAACTCATTTGCTGTGTCTGTACCATATTTTCCGAGAAGATAGTTGTACATCTCCTTTTCGTCATTATCCATGTACTCCGAACGAAGATCCGGTACTGCTGATGTATCCCTTACTTTTGCCGCCGCTTTCAGATCCCCGATGAATCCATCTGAATATCCTTTCAGGTTTCGGCTTCCTTTTTGGACATATTCTTTATATTTCGGATCTGCCTGCGCCTGGGCGAAGGTGATTGTTCCCTGCTTTCCGGAGTAGGTTAATCCAGTAGAGGAACTGAAGCTCTGGTTTCCTCTGTTCGGGGTGCGTTTGGCATAGTCCAGTACCATCTGCGTGAATTCCTGGTCGCTATACGGGCGTGTGCCATTGGAACTCACCCGCGAGGTTGTGGCTGCTCGCGGGGTGAGGGTTGATTTCTGAGGGGTTGATTTCTGGGAAGCATATTCCTGAGCAAGCTGGTTTTCTGCTATTTTCTTTTGCATATGCTGATACAGCTGTTCACGGTTGAACGTCTTGGGACCGCCATATTTTTCAAATAGTCTTTTTCCCTCTTCTAGCCGCCGATCTTCCATTGTAACTTTCTTTTTTTTCGAAGTACTTGTTGATTTTGAGCTTGAGGTTGACGTACTTGTTGATACTTCTGCCGTATCATTCACTTTCCCGTAATATTTTTCAAACGTTTCTTTTCCTTTTTTCAAATTATCTACTTTGTACCGCTCCATTTTTTCCTCCACTTGTCTGCTGCTGCATTCCATGCAGCGTTAGATTCCAGATAATTTTTGTTAGCCTGTACCACATTCGAAGCGCTTGGTATATCCATCTTACTAAGCAGGGTCTGCGGATTTGATTTTGCATCCGCTTTATCTTTATACATATCTACGATTCCCGATTTCTGCAGATAATTCATCATGGTATTCGCTGCGTCTGCTCCCTCTTTCTTATACACATCCGTGTAAGTATTCTTTGCATCCGCCCATGATATCGTCGGAGTTTCCGATGATGAAGAGGAACTTGATTTCTTCTTCGACGAAGACGATCTTCTTCCACCCGAGCCGCCCGAGCTTGCCGCTTTCTGTCTGGCAAGTGCCATCTCAGCCTCCCAGTTCGCCTGCTCCTGTGCTGCCTGCTGCTTCTGGAATGCAAATTCCTGCGCCCATTGGTCTGCTGCCACACGGTCCTGATACTGGCCATAGTCATATCCGTATTCCTGGTTATATCTGCCGTTATAATAATTGAGGTCATTATAGTAATCGCTGACCGTATCTCTATGTCGCTGATAGTCCGTGTTATCAAGACCGGTTACCACATTCATCTGATTATAGAGGTTTTGTCCCTCGTCGTTATATCGCTGATATGCGCGGTCATAGAAGTCCAGGGCTTTATCGTTCAGCATAGAGACATAATTATCATAAGCCTGCTGCCCGGCGGCCGATGCGTAGGTATTGCCATAACCACCCGTCAATGACGCTGCATTCCCCATCGTATCGCGCATAGCAAGGTTTCCCTGGCGCAAATACTGATCGCGGTACATTTTATAGAGATCGTCATTCGTCATGTCTTCGGCAGTATAGGAGAACTTCGGGCGGTTCAGGATATTGTCCAGGATATCCGAAATCTGACCTTCGTATTTGCTTTCAAACTCGTCCGGTTTGTTCCGTTCCAGTTTTCTCGTCTTTTCATAATATTCATTCACCCGGTCAGAGCGCTGGTAAACCGGTTTTGCTTCTGTTCCTCCGGATGCAGAGCCGGATGCGGTTGTCACTCCGGCTGTGACGTTGTTCGATGGTGCTGCATTAGCCAATTCCTGCGCTTTGGCCGCTGTGCTATTGGTCGGCTGAGCACCGCCCTGCAGCATTCTGAGGAGTTTCGTGTTCTGGCTTGCTGAACCTGAATATCCAGACATCCCATACTCCTCGGCAAGCTTCCGTCTGGCTGCATAGCTGGAATTTCTTCCTGAGCTATTTAGGTAATCTACGATACTTCCTACTGCCATTATTTATCCCCCTCCCTTTCTTCAATTTCTCCCGCACTCAAGATAGCTGCCATCTTAACCAGGTTCTGTGCCTGGTTGATTCCTTCTACCTTTAAACTATTCATGATATTCATGACTGCTTTGATTGCAATTTCATCATAGATATATTTCTTCATAACTGCCTCCTAACTTCTGCTTTCCAAATCATCCAGGCGATCATAGATATCCTGGATCGTTTCCGCTACGCCCCAATAGTGGGTCTTCCCGGAAAAAACAGGGTGATTGAGATATAATTCCTGTGCATAGGCGTTGGACGGAGACAAGACACATCCATAGTGATCCAGGATCCTCTGCGGTTTTGTATCGCTGATATTTCCCGTTCCATCCCAGCCGGTCCAGAAGCAATACAGATCGTTATCTCCCATTCCGGTACTCTGATCGCCGGTTCCCAGATACTGCCCCCGGCTGGTATCGAACGTATAGAAGCCGCCGATATATACCGCATCCTCATCCGCCTCAAATGCCCCGCCCTTACACCGGATATGTGAACCGGTGATCGTCGCACCTTTGACCGTTCCCGAAAATGTTGCATTTCCAGATGCATCGAGTTTGAAATTCGTGGAGTTTACTACTAAACGGTTACCGGATATAGTAACCTGTCCGGATTCCAGGGAAATCTCAGACGATACCGTTCCCTTTGAAACTTTCATATCAATCTTGCTATCTGTCACTTTGAATTTTGCATTCGTGTTCTTTTCGAAATCAGATACCTCCACCTTGAGTC